AAGCTTCTCCTAACAACATAGATTTAAAACCAGTACAGTCTATGTACAAGTCTGCTGTTATTTCATTTGAACTTAAAATTAATTTTTCAATACCATCTTCATTTGTAGCAACACGCACAACATCATCAATGACAACTTCACCATCTATTTCTTTAAATTTCTTTTCTAAAAATTGACCAAATAAAGCAGCATCAAAATGATACGCCGTATCTTCTTTAAAACAAAAACTACCTAAACCCAGATCCTTTTCTATTTTAGGATTTACAATTGTATTGTGGTTTACTAAAGACATGTTTGGAAAATATGTTTCTGCAAAATTACTTACATGAGTTTCAGGATGTAGTATTTTTTTAAAATGCCAATCATTTAATCCAGCTATTGTATTTTCTAAATTAGCAACACCAAAGGGATAATGAAAACCACCGTCACCTAGTTTATTAAAGTTTTCAAATCTAATACTTAATTTATAAGAAGCATTACATTCTTTCATAAACTCGCTATCTTCGAGTCCAACCATAGAGAGCCATTGATTGATATGTCCTAATGTGCTTTCTCCTACACCAACTGTTGGTATGTTGTCACTTTTTATTATTGTAACATGTTTATCTGGATATACTTTTTTTAAAGTATACCCTGTCATAAAACCTGCGGTGCCTCCACCTAATACAACTATCTTGTTCATAATATTAATTCATTATCACAACTTCCTATTTTACCTTTTGGTAAAACATTAAAAGCTATTGAGTATCTTGTTTTGTTAGATTTATTTTCTAAAATTTTATGATAAGTACCACTTGGAAAAATTAAAAGCAAACCTGGTCTTGTATCTAAAGTATAGAACTGACTATTTCGAATGTTAGGATTTTGCAGAGGCACGTTAAAGTGTGGTTTGTTAAAGTTTTCAAAGTATATTGGACTGGTTTCTTCTTGTAAATAAAACACACCACTTAAAAAAGAATTAGAATGGTTATGTAAACTAGATTCTTTTTTACTTTTTGTTCTTGTAGACCAGGAGTTAGATATATTTAAATCACATTTATACTCTAGATATTTATAGGCATACATATCTAAAGCTTCTTTAAATTTATTTTCTAAAGGTTTATATTTTTTATTATTAAACAGTTTATTGTTTTTGGAAATATCAGCTAGATTAGACTTGTTTGGGTCTGATAAATTATAGTCTTCTTTCTCAATAATTTTTAAATATTTATTACAATCAATATCTATTTGAAAGACTCCAATGTTTGTAGCAAATAATGAATAAACTTTATGCTGCATTAACCGTCCTTTACCTCACTATAATAATGCACAGGTAATCCATAATGTTCTCTTTTATCAAAAGCATTTTTTACATCAGCTGGATTATCAGCAAAACCATAATGTAAAAACAATTGAGCACATGTTTTATCTTTAAATTTATTTCTCCAATGTGGTAATTTTCTTCCATCATAAACAAGCATGTCTCCTTGTTCAAAATCTATTTTTACATTTTTATTATTTTCTTTTAAATATATTGGCCAAGTATCTCCTCCAATAAATATGGTACAAGAAACTTTACAAGATACTCTATCTGTATGTTTTGATAACTTGTCTCCTTTTTTATACAGCCTTGCATAAGAATATGTTGGTATAACCTCTTGTCCACAAAGCTCCGACATAGATGGTATAAATCTGTGTAGTATTACATCACATAATGGATCTCCATAAATACACCAGGTATCATCGCATATGTTGTCGCCATAGTGACCAAATATAGATTCACTTTTTTTATAGTATTTCTTTTTTATCAAAGTATCTTGTACTTTTCTTTTTAAAAGAAGATAGTCATAAATAGTCTCTGCAAAGGAAGAGTGCAAAGCTCCTTTTATTAATTCATAATCTTTAACTAAATAACTCATACAAACGTACTTCCTCTATTCCACAATACTAATGAATACCTTGTGCCTTTTGTAACCGGGGTTACTCTGTGCCAAAGGTGAGAAGGAAAGACAATAACAGAACCTCTGTCTGATTCGTTACAGGTTATTATTCTTCTTTCATAATCAGGTCTAGTGTCATCCATACAAAATTGTAACTTACCATCTTTAAAATCTTTGCTATCATTTAGTTGTACGGTCACAGATAATTTTCTTATCATTCCTGCTTTATCTGGATTAGGAAAAGAATCTCTATGCCAATTATAGTGTTGACCCTTTTCATATATTGTAAATTGTATTTTTTCAGAAAACTTCCAATTAAAATTCCAACCAGCGTTTCTATTAGCTGTATCAATTAAAGGGTGTAAAGCTTCATATATCCAACTATCGGTTAACCAAACTACTTGTGAGTTTCTTAATTTCTTTAAATTATCCACATACTTTTTATTTACTTGTTTAGGTTTATCTTCACCAACTAGACCTAATAGTTTTTGTTTTTTTAAAGCGTGATTAATTATTTTTTTACAAAACTTTTTATCTAAAGCATTGTTAAAATACCAGTAAGCAAATTTAAGATTCATTTATATGTAATACATTAATGCCGTAATAGAACACCTAGGTTCTTTTTCTTTGTTAGTAGTTCTGTAAGATTCTAGATGACTATTGTAAGCTGCCCACGTTCTAGGTTTTATAACATGATCATATGTTCTATCTAACATAGGGGGATCATCGTTTTCGATCATTAAAAAACCAGATCCATTTATAAAATATGTAGCAACCATTACAGGAGATTTTAATAAATCACTTCTATAATAATGATTTCTTCTTTGAGAAGACTCTCCAGGCATTTCAACATTTGCAAAAATACTATGTGAACTTAGGCCCTGATAATTTGGTTTAATTAATTTAAACTGTTCCATGATTAAATTAGTTACCCAACCTACATGTTTATTGTGTGTAATTTTTATATCTGGATTGTCGTCTTTTCTATTTTTGTAATCATCTAAAATTACTTGTTTCAATAGATCATCATTAACTAATGAATCTTTTTCAAGCTTATCATAAGCTATAAATGTTTCAGAAAATTTATATTCTTTTAGCATTTGTAATTAAACGACAGTACCTTTCTATTTTTCTTTGACATGTTCTGTAATACTTCATGTTTTAACCAAGCAGGAAAAATAATCAAGTTTTTTTCTTTGCAGGGTAACATGTATTTACTAGCGTTGTAATCGTTAAACTTATTAATACTTTCTCTGTATAGATAAGGTTCTACATCGTTTGGATTGTAAAAAACAATATCTCCAGAATTTTTTGGTACATCTATATAAAAAGCTCCTGATATTGTTGAGTGTGGATGGCTGTGAATTTTATTATAAGCTTTTGGTGGATTCACAATATACCAAGCATTATCAAAAAAAACTTCTTTTAGATTTAAAAGATTAGTTGAATACTTATATACTTCTGCATCTATTAATTTAAATAAAGATTTTAAAGGTTCTACTGTAATATCTAAAAATTCACTGTGGTATCCGCCCGCATTACTTTTTGTTATGTTTTTGTTTTTATAAATTTTACAAAAAGATTTTAATTTAGATGTCGAAACATCTAACTCTGTAACAGTTACAGGAGTCTTAAATAAGTCTATCTTTGCCATTTCTTTCATAGTTGATATTTATTATATTTTAGTATATAAGTCAACCTCATGAAAGATACAATATACGAGATATTCCCGACTGCCATATTTAAAACAAATATGAACAGACGTCTTACAAACAAGGAAAAGAAAATAGTTGATGATAATCATCTTGAATTAAATAATAATTTTGGAAATAGAACTTCTAAGAATACATATGTTTTGGAAGAAAAAAACTTTAGTAGTTTAAAAAAGTTTGTAATCTCTGGTTTAAAAAAATATTACAAAGATGTATTAAAAGTAACAAACTGCAAACCTTTTATAACAAATTCATGGATTAATTTTACAACAAAAAATGAATGGCATCACCAACACAATCATGCCAACAGTTATGTTTCTGGTGTTTTGTATTTAAATGTAGTTGAGGATATAGATCAGATAGTTTTTCATAAATCAGAGTATTTAAATTTTTCTTTTAATACAAAAGAAACAAGTCAATACAATAGTAATATATGGAAAATAAATATTCAAAACGGTGACTTAGTATTGTTTCCGTCTCACCTTCAACATGATGTACCTTTTAGAAAACACAACAGCACTAGAATAAGTTTAGCTTTCAATAGCTATTTTAAAGGAGTTGTTGGTGAAGATTATAAATTAAATAAATTAATTATATAGTGTCCCAAGCAGAAGTGGAAGCATTCCACTTTTTAGTTCCATCATTTGTAACGTAAGTGTTTTCACTTTCGCTCCATTCAAATAGAATAATTGCTGAGGGATCTGTGCTATCAATAGGGTCTTTTAAAACTGTTGGATAAGATACAGAACCTACCCATTTAGCGTTTGTTGTATCTAAAGTCCAAGAACTGTATGGTTTTTCAGGTAAGAAAATATCATTTGTTGGATCATATGTTCCGCCTATTGTAGCGAAGTTTCCTCTAAATGGTGTTCCTCCTAATAAATGAACATTGTATTGTGTGTTATAAGAAGTCTGTTTCCAATTTGTATAACCAGTAATTCCTGTAAGATATTCAATTCCTTTTGCTTCAGTTTCACTGTTAGCATTGTCTACAACATGAACTGCTAATACTTCGTTACTGCTATTTAATTTTGCGTAGTGTGCCATAATTATGCCGTGTATGTCCCATCTCCTGTGAAGGTATGAATTGTATCTGTTCCACTTGTTGTTTTAGTTCCGCCTGATGAGTCTGCAGGTCCTGCTGCATGTCTTAAAATTACAATTCCAGATCCGCCAGGGTTTCCTGCCTGTCCGTTTCCTTGGCCTCCGCCACCACCGCCTCCGGTGTTTGCAGATGCTGCACTATTTCCGCTCGCTCCGCCTCCTGAACCTCCTGATCCAGCGCCTGAAGCTCCTCCGCTTCCTTTTCCGCCGCCTCCGGATCTAGCCACAGGTGATCCATTAATACTAGAAGTTCTTCCAGCTCCGCCATTTCCATTTCCACCGTCCGCAGGTGATCCTGCAGCAGATGCTCCGCCGCCTCCTCCAGATCTATGTGGTCCACCAGCTTCTCCGGCTCCGCCATTACTTCCTTGTGATGGAGTTGTTGAAGGTGTGTTTCCTGCTCCTCCCGCGCCTCCTGACCATGCGCCCCCGCCGCCTGATCCACCTGCTCCGCCAGCTTCGTTAGAATTTCCTCGGCCACCTTTTCCACCACCAGCAGATGTGATAGATGAAAAAACTGAAGAAGAACCGCCGCCTGAAGCGCCGCCTCCTCCGCCTACTGTAATACTGTAATCTTCACCTGGATCTACTAATATTTCTGATACTGAGGGTTCATCGTAAGATGAACTATTAAAAGATAATCTATACCCTCCGGCGCCGCCACCTCCGCCGCCATCTGCAAAAGCAAATGAAGCTGGGCCGCCACCTCCGCCGCCACCAGCGACTACTAAATAATCGATTGCGTAAGGACCTTGTCCTCCTCCACCAGAGCCGAATCCTAATACTTGATATCCGAAACCTCTAGTTTTAGGTTTTACTTCACGTTTTTTATTTTGACCGTGTTGGTTTTCTAGGTTGTCTAGTTTGTAATCTTTCAACTTTTACTCCTATTATGCGTCGTTAGCGAGGTCAGTAGTGAAAAATAATTTAATTCCTAGTAATCTTGCATCAGCATCTAAGTCATCTGCAGATACATCTCTTGACACTTGGAAAAAAACATACTCATTATCACCAGGTGATCCTGCAATTGTTACTGCTCCACTTTCAGCTGCAACATCTAAATCATTAGATGTTCCACTGTGAGCTTTTGCTGTTGCAACAACTTGTGTTCCAAACGCTGTGTTTAAATCTCCACTGTCAGCTAAAGCTACTCCAGATAGTCCCCATGCTGTAGTTCCTGTGTTTGTTGAAGTCGCTGTAAAAAATGCTTGAAAAGTTACTGTGCCTGCATTCCATGATTTAGGAAAGGCAACAGCAAACTGTGCAAATTCATCTGAAGATTTATCAAAATCTAAAACTTTTATTTCAGGTCCATTAGATAATTCTACTTGTGCCGCTTCTGCTCCATTTGTAGAGTTAGGGTACATAGCAACTGCAGGAATCCATATAGTTTCTTTACCTGCAACTTTTACTGCAGAACCGCCCGCTTGAACAACGCCAGTTCCATTAGGTGCAATATTAATGTTACCATCTGCTCCATCAGTAATTGTTATTGTACCTGAGTTAGTTCCTGAGTTTGTATCTAATACAAGATCATGCGTGCCACTTGTTGTAAGCGTAGCTGCAGCTGCTCCTGTTCCAATTCTTGTTTCTCCAGAACCTTTTGGTTTAATATGAATATCAACATTTGTTTCTCCACTTGCACCTATGATTGGTGGATTACCTGTTGCAGCATTAGTTACTTCTAATTCATTAACTGCTGAAGCTGTTGTTTGAAATATAATTTGTTCTGCTCCATTAGCATCTGCAATAAAACCTGCATCTGCAATCTTTGGAGCTGTTAAAGTTTTGTTTGTTAAAGTTTGTGTCCCTGTAAGTGTTACATCACCAGCTGGTAACTCAAGTATGTCAGGATTTGTACCATCATTTGCTGTAGCAAATACAACTTTAGTTTCGCCAGAACCTACCGCTACACTATTACCGGATCCAGAAACATATTTAAAAGTTACTATTTGTGATCCACTTGTTGAATTTTTTAAAAAATAAAAAGTTTGAACATCAATTGGTATTGTTACATTTCTTCCAGCAGAAATAGTTCCTGTAAACTCAATCATTCTGTGTGCAAGAGCTGCACCAGTTGATCCATCAGAAACAGATAAATCAGTATCACCAGAATCTCCGACAGCTTGTTGTATGAAACCGCCTGATATTTGTTCTATAATTTGTAAATTTGTATTAGTTTTTGTCCCCCAAGTTCCAGCGTTTTCACCTGTTGCTTGAAGTTCAACACCTAGTCCTGTGTACGTTGATGCCATAATCTTTTATCTCCTAATTAGAAAAATTCATCTTCTATGCAACATCACTATAACTTGTATTAGAACCTGTGTCAACTGCTTGATATGCTTGAATTCCAAATCTATTTGAAGTGCCTAATTCCGCTACAGAAGCTGTTGCTGAGACACCTGTTAATCCTATTACATCCGCTGGTGCAATAGAGCCCACAGAAGCTGTTGCTGAGACACCTGTTAATCCTATTACATCCGCTGGTGCAATAGAGCCCACTGCTGAAGTTAATTCAAAACCAGTAGGTTGTATAACAGGACTTGCAGATGTTGTTATTGATCCTACAGCTGTTGTTGCTGAAACACCTGTTACACCTATTACATCTGCTGGTAAAATAGAACCAACACTTGCTGTTGCAGATACTCCAGTTAATCCCATTACATCATCTGGTGCAATAGAACCGACACTTGCTGTTGCAGATACTCCAGTTAACGTTTGTGTTATATCTCCAATAATGTCTGGAGCTCCAACATTTGCTGTTGCAGATACTCCAGTTAATCCTATTATGTCTCCAACTGTTAGTGAACCAACACTTGCAGTTGCTTGTACACCTTCTAATAAAATATCTCCTTGAATGCCCCAAGCATCATCATTCCAAGCTGCTCTACCCCATCCAGTATTTATTTCTGCTGTTACTGTAACTGATCCTACTGCTGTTGTTCCAACACCAGCACTACTTAATGTTACATCTATAGAACTTTCTCCCCAGTTTTCATCACCCCAACTATCTGATCCCCAACCTTGTTCAGGAAAAACATCTGGTGTTCCAACACTTGCTGTTGCAGATACTCCAGTTAAAGAAGCTAAAGCTACACCAGACTGCCATGCGTTTGCATTCCAAGTATTATTACCCCATGTACTTGTGCCTATAAAAGCAGAACCACCCATTAAAGAGTGATTTGAACAATAGTAATATAAACTATTAGGAGCGTCTGACGCTACAGTTATTTGAGTATAAGCCCCGGAGTTTCCTGGAGTTCCAACAGTATTTACGCCGGTTGAGTATGCACTACCTCCAGAGTGAGTTCCGTTTTCTGTAGTTGAAAGTCTTAAAGGGTGAAATGCATTTGAAGAATCAGATTGATTAAATCTATACGTTCCAGTTTTTGAAAAGAACAAAGTTTTTTGCTGTACGCCATCAATAAAAAATCTATTACCATCGTCTGTGCTTACAACGGTAACTGTAAGAATCTCTCCTACTGGATCGGTGTTAGCAGTCCAACCCATGCCTGAGTGGTTTGTACAGTAGTAGTATAAAGTTGGTGCATCATCAGCAACTGTTATTTCAGTGTATGCTCCTGAACTACCTGGTGTTCCATTGGTTGTTACTCCAGTTGTATATGCAGCAGATGGACTATTGTTAGCATTTGTAGAAAATCTTAAAGGGTGTCCAGAGTTAGAAGAATCAGATTGATCAAAACGATATGTTCCGCCTTCTATAAGAGTTAATGTTACATCAGCGGTGGCTGTAGAACCATCAATAGCATATTTATTAGCTGAGCCAACATTATGATAAGGGTGATTAGATGGATTACCACCAACTACAGTTATTGTGAAGGTTTGAGTAACGGACATCCGTTCCTAACCTCTCTACGCTATTCTTATGATCGCGTTAGTTGCGTCTGCTGTTGGGAATTGAATTGTAAAAGTTCCACTTGTTACAGTCTTATCTCCACCGAATGCAATTACTGCACATGCAGGATCACCAGATGCTTCGTCATTATAAATTAATGCACCATTAGCTGTAAAAGTTGCGCTTGAATAACTTACATCGTTAAAGTCACAAACTGCTGTTGTGCCTGATGCAGCAGGAGTCACACTTGTTAAAGTTGCGCCGCCGGCTGTGTAAGCAGTTCCTGATGAATTTGTAATTTCGTTTGATGTGCTATAAGCTGTTGTACCTGCACCTAAAGATGCTGAACTTGTGTACAATGCTATTTTGAAAGTGTTTCCAGTTGTAGCTGTAAAATTGTGAACTCCTTTTAGGACTTCAACTTTAAAACTTGTGCATACTGCCGATGTTATTGCCATAATTTTATTCTCCTACGGGTTTGCTGAGGTAACTGGTATTCTAACTGCTCCGTCTGTGTAGTCGTCTCTTCGTCTTCTACCAACTTGCTCATTAGCAAACTTCTGTACCTCTTGTTTATATTTATTTTCATATAATGTCAACATATCAATTGGGCCTTTTAAGAAGCCATAAGTCTCTGACAAACAGCAGTATAACAGGCCATTGGGAAAATTCAAACTAATATAATTAGTCTGATTACTCGATTCCAAAGTAGCTGGCATGACATTAAAATGAACTCTAAATTTATAAGTAGTATCAGGAACTGGAGCAAACATCATTCTTCCTGATGTGGTATCTGTGTTTCCAGTTGCGCCACCAAACATAGCATAATATTTAGGTTGTCCTCTTTTTGCAGTTTCTGTTGATGGGACATATTCTTGAAGATAAGAAATATCTTTTTTTTCTAACCAAACATTATTTCCTGTTATATCAGAAGTTGAATCATAGACCTGGATTCCTCTAATAAATAAAGCTCCCGCTGGAGCATTAATAGTTTCTTGTCCAGTAATTAAACTACCTTCTTCTTGTTTTCTATCAGAATCAATCGGAACATCTCTCATGATTCTATATTGAGCATTTAAAATTATATTTTCTAATACTGCAGTCGTTAACACGTTAGAATCTGTTTCTGTGTAGTTTCTAATATTTGTAACTAAATCTGAATAACTTATACCAGCCATTATTGTCCCTTATGTTTTCTTAAAATTTTTTGTTGTTTAGCTGTTAGCTCAACAACTTCTTTTTTTTCTTCTTCTTGTCTTGTAGGTTTAAATACACCTTTAATCCAATTTAAAAATTTTTTAATCATCCTTCAATAGTAATAGGCCCAACGGAACAACCGTAGCCTCCTCCTTTTATACTACCAGTTGTAGCAGTATCTGAATTAACTGTAAAGAAGAAGAAATTTGAAACTAAATAATCAGTTGAACTTCTTCCTGGACTTCCACTTCCTGTATCACTAACATATTTTCCTGTTGTAATAGCGTATCCTGAACCTTGTCCTATTTGTGCACCTGTTATTCCATCAAAATTAGGAATTGTTGCATAAGCAAAAACAGGACTACCCGCAGCACCACCATTTGGATTATAAGGCGTACCTGTTCCTGGTGAGATTGTAGGTGGTCCTCTAAATAAATATGTTGTACCATTTGTTAAACCATGTCCTGGCGCAAAAACATTTATAATTCCAGAACCTGCAGCATAAGTTTCAAAACCATTTTCTGCTATCATAACAGTTGTAACTGGTTCAGTTCTATCACTTCTAACATTTCTTAATGCAATACCATCTGCAGAAAGAGGTTTTGGTTCTAACTGTGGTTGCTTTGGTTCAAACTCAGAAATATGTACAAACGCACCATTCCATTCTCTAACCATTTCTCTATATGGAAACTCCATACCAGACCTGTCTGAAATTGCTTTTGAACGTTTTCCTGTTGCATAGTTTGCCATTATGTTCCTGGGTAATAAGCTTTGGGTGTAATATACGTACTAGAAGCTGAACCATCTTCTGCAAGTGCTCTTGCTAATTCATCTTCATAATATAATTTCATTTGTTGAACTAGTTGTGGTGCATATTTTTGTGCAAGATAAAAAGCTAAACCTGAAGTCATACAAGGAACAAATCTAAATGGTATGTCTCCTGCATTTGTATAATCTCCAACGTCTTGAATTCTTTTAATATAATAAAAATGCATATCTTTAGATGCATTTGTTGAATCTGGTGTTGGATAAATATTAATACTAACATGATCAATAAATCTTTGGACCCAATATTGATTAGGTGTTCCTTTAGATAACTTATTAGAGAAACCTGCATAAGAAGATCTATCTACTTTTGTCATCGGACTATCTGATTGAGTTGTTTGAGTTCTATTAGATCTTAATTGTGCTTCAAGAACATCGGAC